TGTAGCTGTGTATGATATGATTAAAGGTGCAGAAGTTACCGAAGATTATGATCTTATGCAGAAGGGACTAACTTGGTTCTCTAAACATTTTCCTAACGAATACTATACACTACTAGACTGAGTCTAGTGTCTCGCCTCTTGCCTCTAGCTACTCGAGACTAGTAGCTAGCGGCGGGGACGTAGAGGTCCCAAGCCACTTGACATTTACTTTGCTTCTGTAAACATCAATCCCCATTATTAAAAAGGGGTCCCTCAACTTAGGGTTTAATTGCTTGATTTACACATTTATAAGCTGTAAATAGTTTAAAGGTTCCAAAATTAATCCTAAAAAATTTTGCGGAAAATTTTTATGAAACTGACTTTAGAGAAATTAAATTTATTACCCCCTGATATTCAAAAAGAATTTATTGAAGCTGCAACATTAGCTTCACAAAAACGTAGTATAGAAAAATCACAAAATGATTTTATGTCATTTGTTAAACGTGTTTGGCCAGAATTTATAGAAGGTAAACATCATCAAAGAATTGCAGAAAAATTTAATGAACTTGCAGAAGGTAAGATTAAAAGATTAATTATTAATATGCCACCAAGGCATACAAAGTCAGAGTTTGCTTCCTTCTTGTTACCAGCCTGGATGATAGGAAGACGACCTAAATTAAAAATTATTCAATCAACTCACACTACAGAACTTGCTGTACGATTTGGTCGTAAAGCTAAAAATTTAATGGATGCTCCTGAGTACAAAGAAATCTTTCCAACAAGATTAAGAGAAGATTCTCAAGCAGCGGGTAAATGGGAAACAGAACAAGGTGGCGAGTATTACGCAGCGGGTGTTGGATCTGCCATTACTGGTCGAGGTGCAGATTTATTAATTATAGATGATCCACATTCTGAACAAGATGCAATGAACATAGATGCATTAGAACGTGCTTATGAATGGTATACATCAGGACCTCGTCAGCGTTTGCAACCTGGTGGAGCTATTGTTCTGGTTATGACAAGATGGAATGTAAAAGATTTGACAGGTGCGTTGCTTAAAGATACTGGCAACGTGAAATCAGACAAATGGGAAGTGATTGAGTTCCCGGCAATACTACCATCAGGCAAAGCAGTATGGCCAGAGTATTGGAAGTTAGAAGAATTAGAAGGTGTTAAAGCTTCTTTAAGTTTACAAAAATGGAATGCACAATGGATGCAAAATCCAACTTCAGAAGAAGGTGCATTAATTAAACGTGAATGGTGGCGTAAGTGGGAGAAGGATACAATACCTCCTCTTGAACATGTTATACAATCTTATGATACGGCATTCATGAAAAAAGAAACTGCGGATTATTCTGCAATAACAACGTGGGGAGTATTTCACAATAATGAAGACTCAGGACCACAACTTATTTTGCTAGATGCTGTTAAAGATAGATTTGAATTTCCTGAGCTTCGAAGGATAGCATATCAACAATATCAGTATTGGCAACCGGAAACTGTATTGATTGAAGCAAAAGCATCAGGTCTTCCCTTAACATATGAATTGCGTAAAATGGGTATCCCTGTTATAAACTATACACCTTCAAAAGGTAACGATAAGCACACTAGAGTTAACTCTGTTGCGCCTTTGTTTGAATCGGGTCAGATATGGGCACCTGTAGACAAAGAGTTTGCACAAGAAGTCATTGAAGAGTGTGCTGCGTTTCCCTATGGAGATCATGACGATCTTGTGGATTCTATGACACAAGCAGTGATGCGTTTTAGACAAGGTGGCTTTGTAGAGCATCCTGAGGATTACAAAGATGAACCTATAATCAGAAACAATAAAACTTATTATTAACTATGGAAAAATACGTTGAACTAATAAAATTGTTAGAAAAGATTTTTGGCAAAGGTGCTGTTTCTAGAACAATTGGTACTCGTACAAACGTAGTTAGATTTCCAAAAGGTAAACAACCAATAGATCCAACTAGAGGTGAATTTGATGTTGAAGGCACCGCTGTAAAAAATCCTGACTTAGTACAAACCATTGAAAATTCTATCGCAGATAGAATGGGTGACATTACTAAAATGAACGACCAAGAATTATTAACTTATACTTCTAATGTTAGAAGACTTGCAAACTTTAAAGAACCTCCACCATTACCAGATGCAGACGTTGTAAAGTTTGGAAGTGGAGAAGAGATAAAAGGAAAAGGGTTAGAACAATTAATTGAAAAACAAGGTACAAAAAATCCACCAACAACAGTTGCAGGCCGATTAGAAACACAAGGTAAAAAATTAGAAAAGGCAGGAGAAGATTTAAAAGAAATAATTGAACCAAAATCTGTTATTGGGGGTATCATAAAAGATTACGGAGATTTTGATAAGTATATGCAAAGCTCACAAAAAACTGGATACGTTAGAGCAACGGTAAGACAAATTATGAGAGAAGATATCCAAGCTGGTAAATTAAAACTTCCAAAAGAATTACAAGATCAAGTTATGCAAGGAATTGGTGAGCCTATAGATGTTTATAGAAAAGTTTATGGAGAAGGAGCCTTAGAACAAATTGATAGTTTAGCAGATGATCTTGGACAATTTAGAACAGAAGAAGAAGCTGCAAAATTTGCAAGATCTAAATATACATTTGAACCTAAAGTAGAACCTGTAGATGAATCTAAAACTTATGAAGAACTTGAAAATATATTAAAAAAAGGTCCAGACGAACCTGAAGGTAAAGCAGACGGTGGAAGAATAGGATTTAGTAAAGGTAAAAGAGTTAAATCTTCTATTGATAAATTATTAGAACAATTAAATAAAAAAACTAAAGGTAAAAAATCTATGGAATCTGTTAATCCAAAAACTGGAGAAGTTACAGTTCCTAAAAAACCAATTCGTAAGGCAGAAGAACCAACAGGTATGACAACAATGGATCCTGAGCCAGATATAGTAGATGAAAAATCAATTACAAAAACAAAACAACAAACTAAATCAAGACAACTTACTAAAGAAGAAATTGAAGATTATGAAGAACAACTAGGAGATTCAGAAACTTGGATGTCAGAGGGAACTGTTGAAGAAGCTGAAAAAGCTTTAAAAAGAAGTAAGGCTGAAGAAGCATATATGTTTCAACAATATAAAATGGGTAGATTAGATCCTGTAGCAGGAGAAAAGAGTGAAGGTAGAATGAAGTTCTTAAGAAAAAAAGCTGAAGAAGCAGAAATGACAGGAGATAGAAGATTAATTAGTTCTGATGAAATGGACGAGTTATCAGATTTAGAATCAACTTATTTAGAAGATATTGATGAAGCATATGGAACAGACACTGCTATTAAAAAAGAAATGAAAAAGGCTATGGAAGAAGGAGTTTTAAAAACTAATAGAATGACGGAACTTGGATTAGATCCATCTAGTAGTAAGGACTATGATAAATTTTTAGAAATGGAATCAATAAAACAAAAATATGGAAATGTAATTGATGATAATCTTTTACAACAAATTTTGGTTGATGATAATCCTCAAAGAAAAGCAGAAGTGCTTGCCTCAATTGATGAAGCTATAAAAATGCAAGAAAAAGGAATACCTCCAGAAGAAATTATTAATATTATAAAAGGCACCACAAGAACTAAACAAGCTGAAGGCGGAATCGCTGGGTTATTATAATGAGCGAAATTGAAAAGTATAAAAAGTATTTAAACTTCAAAGCAAACCCCCGTTACTTGCGACGCGATTTTATTGTCCCGTTATACACAGGAACTGAACCGGACATTGTACCAGAGGCGAGCATCGAGCAGCAAGGAGCTGTGCAAGAATTTAGTGAAGGAGGAAGAGCAGGTAATAAAGATACCATATTAAATACATATACCAAATTAAAAAAAGATTTAGGAAGAAACCCTTCTCTTGCTGAAATGATTAGAGGAACTGGAAAAGATAAAAAAACTATTTACAATTATTTAGGAAATAAAAAATTATCAGAAGGTAGATTGGTAGAAGCAGGAAAAACTGGAACTGCTGCATCTGTTAAAGCATTCAAAGCTAAAAAAGTTGATAAACCAACGCCAACTTTTTATGAAGGAAAACTTGGAGTTAAATGGCCAGATAAAGAAACAGAAAATAGATATATAAAACAAATTAAAGAAAGATATCAATACCCTGCACAAAGTTTTGAATTTAATCAAAAAGTTAAAGCAGGTGAATTATTAACTGATAAAGCTCTTGCAAAAGAATTTGGAATAAATCAAGCTAATGTGGAAAGAATAAATAAATATATAAAAAATACTGAAGGATTATCTTATCCAAAAGCTGAAATATCTGAACAAGAAAAAGATAAACGTATAAGAAGAAAATTAGCAGAAAAAAAATCTAGTGATCCTGCTTATGAACAAAAAATAAGAGGTACAAAAGAAACACAAAAATCACACATGGGAGATTTATATAATGTAAAAGTTACTCCACAAACTATTGGGTACGCACCACAAGAAATAAATTTAGCTTTAACAGGTAAAGTTGATCCAGCTTTAAAATCAATTATAGAAAAACAAAACAAACTTTATAAAAATAAACCAGAAAATTATAAACAAAGGATAGAAGATTTAAACGTTAAAGGAATGGATTATGCAGCTCAAACAGAAGGTTATAAAGTATTTGAAGCATTAGATCCAAAAACAGGAAAAAGATTTGTTCCAATTACAAGTCCTGAAAAAACAATTGACCCAACGGGAGTTGCAGGAAGCACTCCATTAAAAAATTTAACTGAGCAACAAAAAGCTGAAATAGAATTAAATAGAAAAGCTGTTATGGAAGCTCAGGCTAAAATTCCAGCTGCTGAAAAAAGAAGACTTGTACAAATGATTGGATCTATTGGATGTCCTACCTATGCAATTGGAGGACGAGTTAATTTTTCTGAAGGAACTGATTGTTATAATAAAGGTTTAAAAGCATTAGAAGAAGGTAACTTAACAAAACCACAATTAAATGTAGCAGCAAGAGCTATTGCAGAATCTGGAGAAGAAGGAACAGTGCTTAAAAATATTTTAAATAAAGCTGGGTCAGGAATTAAATTTACAGGAAAAGGTGTTACTGAATTAATATCTATTGGTGCAGGACCCGCAGGTGTAATCGCAGGAGCTGCTTTAGAAACAGCATTTGCATTACCTTCTCTTGCAGAAGGAGATTATAAACAAGCTTTAAGACAATCTATATTTGGTCAAATCCCTTCTTTGTTAGGATTCGATGTAGGGTCTAGAAGTGAAGATGTTTTAAAAATTGCAAAAGAAGCAGGTGCTAATCCTGATTTAGTTAAAAAATATGTAGAACTTGAAAAAAATATGAGGGAGCAAGACGAAATTGTAAAAAAACTTAATGTATTAGATGAATTAAGACCTCGATATGCAAATAATCCAGGAGGTGCTGCGGACATTGATTTACAAATTAAAAGACTGGAAAATAAACTTAAACCTTCAGAAGAATATTTAACTAAAAATGTTTATAGTCCAAAAGAATTTAATCAAATAACAGATGAATATTTAAAAGCTGGAAAATATTTTATTAATAAAAATTATGAAAGAACTTTACCTATTTTTAATAAATCAGAAGAAGCAATAAAAAAATCACAAAGTGAATTATTTAAAGAATCTGTAACTCCAATTGTTGGTGAAGATCAAAGTGAAAAATTATTAAAACAAAAAGGAGTATTATATGAAGAGCCTGTTAAAACAGAAACGGTTCCAGAAGAATTACCAAGTGAATATAAAGTTTCAGCAGCAGAAGGTGGTTATATAGATTATATTAAAGATTATAATAAATACGCGCGCGGGGGAAGAATTCATTTAAGTGAAGGTGGAAAAGGTCCTAAAATAGGTAGAAGAGGATTTTTAGGATTTTTAGCGGGGGCTGCCGCAGCGCCTTTTGTTGCAAAATTTTTTAAAGGTAAAAAAACTATTCAAGCTGCAAAAGTTGCAGGTAAAGTTTTACCTAAAGTGTCAGGCATGCCTGAATGGTTCACTCCATTAGTTAATAAAATAATGAAAGAAGGAACAGATATATCTCCTAAAGCAACAAGAGTTGAAGATATTATTAAAGTTAAGAAACTAGAAGTTCCTGCACCCGATGGAAAAAGTAATGACATAATTACTATGACAGAATATCCAGACGGTAGAATTGATATTGAAGCAAATGTTTATGGAGGTGCATTTGATTCTCCTTTTAGTTTAGAATATAGACCTCCAAGATCAGATATTAATTTAGACACTGGAGCGGAAATAAAATCTCCAGGTGATTTCACTGTGGTAGAACAAAGACCAAGACCAGAGAGTAATAATCCAGGTAAAATTGAAATTGATTATGAATCTATGTCAGTTGATGATACAATAAGTAATCTTGAAAGACTTGAGGGAATTGGAACAGGAAAAAGAATACATCCAAGAAAAGTTCAACAAAGAGCAGCAGCTAGAAAATATATAGAAGATAATCCTCATGAAGATGTAGTTAATAGATATCCAGATGGAGAAATTTATTATGATCAAATGAAAGATGAAGGATTATTAGATGAGTAAACCTAAAAGATTAACATTAACAGTACCCCCTAAAAGAGGGCCAAACCCACAAGGCTTGAATATTAGTTATAATACTGTTAGAACAGTAAAATCGGAGAAAACAATAAATGGCAGAAATAGAAAAACCTATTCCAACAATAAGTAAACCTTTAACTCCTGAACAGGAGACAGAACTTGTTATAAGTGAAACTGAAGAGATGCCAACATCTCCAACAGAAGTAACTGAAAATGAAGATGGTAGTGTGGATATTAATTTTGATCCTAAAAAAGATCTATCTGGAGAAACAGAATTTAATGCAAACCTTGCCGAAATAGTTGATGAACAAGTTCTTAATATGCTTGGTTCAGAACTCTATCAAGACACACAATCTTATAAAGATTCAAGAGCTGATTGGGAAAAAGCTTATACTCAAGGATTAGATTTATTAGGATTTAAATACGAATCAAGAACAGAACCTTTTCAAGGTGCATCTAGCGCAACACATCCTGTATTAGCAGAAGCGGTTACACAATTTCAAGCACAAGCTTATAAAGAATTATTACCAGCAGAAGGACCAGTTAGAACTCAAGTTGTTGGAGTAGATACTCCAGAAATTCAAGATCAAGCAGATAGAGTTGCTGAGTTTATGAATTATCAAGTTATGGATATTATGAAAGAATATGAACCAGAGTTTGACCAGATGTTATTTTATCTACCATTATCCGGTTCTACATTTAAAAAAATTTATTATGATGAATTATTAGGCAGAGCTGTTTCTAAATTTATTCAAGCTCAAGATATTATTGTTCCATACACTGCATCTTCTTTTGAAGACGCAGAAGCAATTATTCATGTTATTAGAATTTCAGGAAACGAATTAAAAAAACAACAAGTAGCCGGTTTTTATAGAGACATAGAATTAATTGCATCTGATGAATTAACCCAAGAAGATAATGTTAGATCTAAAGAGAGACAATTAGAAGGTGTAACCATGAGTGGTCAAACCGAAGATGTTTTCACACTTTTAGAATGTCACATTAATTTAGATTTAGAAGGTTTTGAAGATAAAGATTCAAATGGTGAGCCCACAGGAATTAAATTACCATATATTGTAACTATTGAAGAAAGTTCTAGAGAAGTTTTATCTATTAGACGTAATTATTCTGAGACTGATCCTAAAAAACAAAAGATACAATATTTTGTACACTTTAAATTTTTACCGGGATTTGGTTTCTATGGTAATGGTTTAATTCAAATGATTGGTGGATTATCACGTACTGCTACACAAGCTTTACGTCAATTATTAGATGCAGGAACATTATCTAATTTACCAGCAGGATTTAAACAAAGAGGAATTAGAATTAGAGATGATGCACAATCTATTCAACCGGGTGAATGGAGAGATGTAGATGCACCTG